GATTTTGATTCATCAGACTTTGACTCACCTTTGATAACTAATTTGTCATCTTCTAATGTAATTTCAATATCTGATTTCGCAAAACCAGCTACAGCCACTTCGATAACATATTTGTTTTCGTCAACTTTTTTTAAGTTGTATGGTGGGTAGTTTGGTATCATTTTGCCAAATGACTCGTGTATATCGTGGAATCGTGCCAATTGGTCATCGAAACCTACGAAAAACTTATCAAAGTCTTTGAACGCATCGTTAAAAAAAGTAGGAAGTCTAGTCATTACTTTCCTCCTTTGCTAACGTTCGCAACAAATGTCTCTGTTAAGTTGACGAATGATTTTGCTAATGTTTTGCTAAAAGTTTGAGTAGCATCAATAATTGTATTTACTGGTTCTGCTACTTTTGAATCTTTAATAAAAGTTTCTACTAAAGACTTTTGTGCGTTTGACAGAGTGTCAATCGCTTGATTTATGTTTGCTATCATTATATCCTCCTGTGAAAGCAAGGTTATTATTTACTACTGACTTTCCACTATTGGAACAATCAGGTGTGTTATACTCGATACAACGATCGAATATACACTATTATATAGGTATTATTTTTAAAATTACTAGTACCTATACAATATTATTTATTTAAGTTATTGAATTTATTATCTTTTTTTTTTATTCAATAAGCTTAAATTTCGTGTCTTTGAGTCCATTTTCTTACCTAAAATAAGACCCATAAAGAATGCCATAGCTATAAAAGCAACTATTAATAAAGTATGCCAAATATAGAACATTTATTTTGCTCTTTTTCCAATATTATATTTAGCCACAAGTTCCCAACCTGCTTTGTCTTTATGTGCTAAAACTTTGATTTGACTTAAAGAAGCTTTGGATGAAATTTGGGCAAGATCTTTAATTTTTAATAATCCCCAATCAGCCAATAATACAGCTATTGTATTTCTTCTTTCAATATCGTTTGTAGTAATATTAGATTCTTTTCCATCTAAAGAGAATAATTCTTTAAAATGAACGATAAAATATCTTCCTTGTTTATGTAATATATGACAAGATTGATATAGTTTTTTATCAGTACGACTTGCGATACCGATACGTGTTAATGTTTCTCTAATTTTTAAAAAGTTATCTGGTTCGATCAGAAAAACTTCTAACATTTTGTCTGGACTCCATGCATATGGAACAGACTTATTTGAATCTTCTTTTACAGTCTCTAATGATTCTTGTTTATTTTCAACTTCACTCATTGTATGCCACCTTTATAAAATTTTGATTTAATAATTTCAATCTGCTCTGGTTTTAAAAGGGATAATATCTCTTTTGCTTTTTGAGCAGAAACGTTATAATATTCCATAATAAAAGGTTCATTAGAATCTTTAGATTTTTTTGCCCACTTTTTATTCGAATATCTTTTCTTCTTAGCGACTATATTTAGGTAAAACAGAAATTGCCACTTCTTTGGAACATAGTGCAAAATGTTGATTTCATTAGCTATTTGGACTGTATCTGGAAACATAGAGAGAGATCTATTAATAATATAAGGCAAATAATCTTCTTCGAAAGTCTCTGTTTCGTGTAGGTTTTCTTTACTGTAATTGATAGCTGTGACGAACTTAAATGGGTTTGTTTTATACTTTTTTACTTCCACTGACATTTTTTCATTATCTCTGTCATTGCAGCAATCTTATTGATATTCGCATCTGCTACGAAAGCTGACTTATATTGATAATCTGCTAGTATTAAAACCAACTCTGGTATTGAATTCTTTTCAATTGATGGATGGCATTTTTCAAATATCTCTGAGAATAAATTTGTAGTATCAATGTCTGAATTAAGATCAATCCACTCACGCATTTTATCCCACTCTTTATTCTTTAAATATTTAAATAAGTTTGTATAAGACTCATCTGATACCCCCACAAGAACTCCTGTGTCGATAGTACCACCTACCGAATATCTTTGTAGTTCGTTTAATGTTTTTCTAAAGTCAGGAAAGAACTTTTGTATAAGAGTAGCAACTACTTTCTTATCGTATTTTATATTTTCTTTTTCCAGGATCTCAACAACTCTATTGAAAAAATCAGTAGCAATAACTGCTCTCTCATCATTTGGTATTTTAAAGTCAACTACAGAACATCTTGATTTAATCGGATCAATAATTTTATTCTTAAAATTACAAGTAAGTATAAATCTACAATTAGAAGAAAACTCTTCTATAAATGCTCTTAAAGCTGGTTGCATTATATTCGGAGTCATATAGTCAGCTTCATCTAGAATAATTACTTTTTTTGCTGCAGTCAAAGATACAGTTGAAGCAAATCCTTTAATCTTTACTCTTAGAGTGTCAATCATACGACCCTCTTCAGAACCATTTATGATTATATACTCAGCACCAATTTCATCACATAGTGCACGAGCGACAGTAGTTTTACCAACACCTGCTGTACCATAAAATAGAAAATGTGGTATCTGTCCTCCTTTAATGAAAGACTTTAATGTAAGTTTAAAATTTTTAGGTAAGATACATTCGTTGATTGTACGAGGACGATACTTTTCAACCCAAACAAATTGATTTTCAGATGTGTTTATCATAATATAATATAGATGTATAATGGGAGTATTCCTCCCATTAGATTATTTGCCGATTACAGAATCAGATTCGATTGCGATGTAATATACTAGCGAACCTTTAGTCGCTGAAAATTTAGATAGTTTTTTGCTATCAACTGTCACTACATAATCTGTAAGTACAATTTTTTGTAAATTATCAACTTTCATATTCACTTTAAACTCTTTATCTGATGTACCAATATCTAGATTAAAAGTATTAGCTGTTGATTGTCCTGATTTTGCAGCTTGTTGTGCTTTTTTATCAGCAACTTCAACACTTACTTTACCATCTTTTGATACGATTGATATATCACTTACTTTTAAAACTGCTGCTGACTTTGAAATAATATCTAAATCTGCTGCTCTTAAATTAAAAGATACATCATCAGAAACAGGCAAACTTTCTTTTGATGGAACAAGTAGCATTTCACTTGCTGCCGAATAGAATTTAATTTTTTGATGACCTTTAGAAATCATGCAGAAATTATCAGCAAATGTTAAATCTGGATCTTCCATTAATGTGTAAGCTGATAGAAAATCGTTTAATTCATATATACCAAAATTTCCAGAACCATTAATTGGCAAGTTCTCTGAAATTTGTGCTACAGCCATTACACTTTTTGCTGGTGATATTGTTGATATTTTATTACCATTCTTTAGCATTAGATTGGCATTAATACCTGCGAAGTTTTTCATAATCGCAAGTGTTTCTTTACTTAGTTTCATTCTCACTCCTTTTCATTATTAAGTTTTTCTCCTTGATCGTGTATATGTAAAGCAAGAAGAGCATAGTGTAAAATCTTTAAAAGATCTTTACGATTTTGTCCATCTTTATGCCCATACCTTTGAGCATATTTTAAAACATTGCCTAGTGTAAATCCCAGACCATGACCACAATCAACGATGAACTCTGTTGACTGAAATTTCTTTTTAGAATAATGACCTTTATATGTTTGGTCAATATATTCTTTTAATTCTTTTATTAGTTTATCTTCGTTAAATTTATACATTTGTTAATACATCTTTAAAAAATTGTTTATCTTCTTCTGTCTTTGATACTTCTGCTCTTACAGAAGAATCTCCCACTGGAGTCGTTTTAACTATACTCTCAGGGTTTAATCCTTTCGCAGGAAAAAAATAAACTCCTGGACTTATTTTATTGGTTTTAAATAGCCAATTAGGATATCCTATTTTATCTGAATCTGCTTTACGATTTTTTAATAAATTCATATGAGCAGAATAACATTCTGCTGCTGAAATTACTCCAGTTTTCTCAATATTTGGAAAAATAGTAATTACTGCATCAATCCATTTTCTTTGGGCTTTAGAAGCATTATCGTATGTTATCATATCACTATTATATTATATTTTTTATTGTAAGTAAAGTGGGAGAAAAAATGAAATTTTCTTATATGGGACTCCCACTTCACAATAAACTAACAAACTCCCATTAAGAAACTTTTATATCAATACCAAAAGCTTTTAAATCATTCAAAAACGATTTATCTTCTTCTGATACTCTGTTGGTAATAGCAATAGGTTCAGCTTTCCCACTTAAAGATTGAGATGCTTTTTGTACTGTCACTCCCTCTGCTGGAAACAAATAGATTCCTCTTTTAATTTTATTAAGTTTAAACAACCAATTTGGATATCCAATTTTTGGACTACCTGAAACTCTTTGTTTTTCTAATAGTTTAAAAGAGTCATAACATTGTGTTGCTGTAATATGCCCATTGGTCACACAATCGGGTAGAATTTTCGCAACGTTTTCTACCCAACGTTTTTGTGATTTAGTAAGTGAATTCCAAGTTAGCATTAAGCACTCACTGTTTGTTGTTGATTAACTACAGCACTCGCAACTTCAGACTCTGATGGTTTCGGAGCCGAAGTTTCTTTGTTATTTGATACTTTGTCAAATAAATCAATAAAAGCAAGTCTTGTTGCTTCATCGAATCTATTCGTACATAACTGTATAGATTTATCAATATCTTTAAATACTGAGTATGCTCTTACAATATGAACCAATCTTCTTGTAGTAATTGTTTCATCAACACCACCAGATTCATTTGTTTTTCTAATCACATCAGCCCACTTAACTAAAGTCTGAGCAAATTTGTCATTCTTACACTTATAAGAGTCCATCAGATTTTTAACGATCTTTAATTCAATCGATGGTGTTGGATATTCTTGTTGGAATGTCACAGCAAATCTTTCAAGAAATGCTTCATTTAAAACATTCGTACCAATATATCTTCCATCTTCTGATCCCTTACCCTTAGTGTTCGCTGTCGCGAATATATTAAAGCCAAATTTAGGAACGATAATCTCATTCTTTAATTTAAAATAGAATGGCTTTCCTTCAAGGATAGGTTGCAAGCATAATAGAGTATTAGCACCACCAGCATCGATTTCATCAAGCAATAGTGGGATTCCTAATCTCATTGCTATAACAACTGGTCCCTCTACGATTTGTATATTACCATCGATAAGTGTTTTAGTACCAATTAATTGATCTTCATCTGTTAAGCTGTTTAAATTAACTCTAATTAAAGAAATTTTGTGTTTTGCACAAATTTGTTCAATTGAAGTAGATTTACCATTACCAGTCGGTCCAGTCACAAATGTTGGATAAAATTGTTTAGATGATATAATAGTTTCTAAATCTTTGTAATTTCCGAATGGAACATAATTACTATCTCTAATTGGAACTAAAGACTTAACATCTAAATTAGAAGATTCAGATTTTACAGTATCAATTTTGACAACATTATTTGTCACTGAAGAAGAAACACTTGAAAGAGGAATAATATAAGCACCTCTTCCAGCTTTTTGTGCTCTCACCCAATTATAAACTTCTGATTTGTTATCAAATTTACTAGTTTTAAAAACCTTAACGATTTGTTTCCAATTGAATTTATTTTCATCATTGGAATAAGATTTATGTAGAGATTCTACAAACTTTTTTATATTCACATCATTCATCATATATTTGCCTTTTTTAGTTAGTTTATACATATATTATACCATAAATCGTTGAAAAAGTATATACTTCCAGAAAATAAAAAAGATATATATTTCAATAGCTTAGTCATATTATAGTTTTTTATTTTCGTAATCTTCTAGATTTTCATCGTTTTTTGGTACAATTTTAACGATTTTTGTTATTACATCCCCAGTGGTTATTTTAATTCCACCCAAAGTTAATAGTGTGGAACCAAAACAACCTGATAGAGAAAGTAATATCATAAATTTAAATATTAAAGTATGGAGTTGCATTTTTATATTTGTCCAGCATTTCAACTCTATTCGTAATCCATTCATCAAATAAAGGGAGTGCCTTTGAATTAGTTCCATCCCAATTAATAAATGCAGTTTCAAAAAATTCTATTTTTTCATTAGGAAATTTTTGTTTATGCTCAGCTTGATATTCAACTAATTGTTTTTTCCAAGCATCAAATAAAGCATCAGACACGAGAGGATTGTCTTTATACCAATACATATAAGAATGTATAAGTATTTTAGATCTCAACTCTATAATTTTATCTTTTAATGAAATTGTTTCAGCCATTATGCTACCTGTTTTGCAAAAGAAGTTAATAAGAATCTACTATTTCTATTTTGTTTTAAAAGCTTAGTAAATGATTTTGCTATTTGATTTGCTGTTTTTTCTTTTGTAGAATTCAAATCATTAGTAATATTCAAAGCTTCAGGTTTAATACTTTCTATCGGGATTAAATAATATTCATCATAAGAATTAATTTCTTTTAATGCAGAAGCACCTAATTCTTTAAAATCTTTTGCTATTTTAATTACTGAAGATTCATCAGCATTTCCAAAATGACCATTATTTGTATAACTAGTTAATTGAGATAATGTATTGCTTATGTATCTTCTATTGTTTCTTATTAAAGAAAACGCAAGACAAGTTGTATTTGGATCTTGATCTTTTATCATTTTAATTAAAGCACCAGTTTGCATATATGTTTTAAATTCATAGTCTTTATTATCTTTTCTAAGATATAAATGTTTTTTTATAGTAGATCCATAAGAACTGTAAGATTCAAAACGTCTTGGATAGATGCTATGTCCTTCGCCATCTGTTAATACTATAAAAGAAAGTTTTTGAACATTATTTAATTTTTTAAATCTTGGTAAGAAATCAATCATATAATATAAAGATTCATTTAAAGGAGTTGATGCTAATTTATAATTAGAAACATTCTTATACATTTCAGAGAATAATAAAGCACCCATTTTATTATACTCTTCTTTGCTCATTTTATTAGATAAGAGTTCAACAACTCTAAACATCTCAACATCTAATTGATTTGTAGAAATTGTCTTTTTAGCTTGATTTTCTTCAGGCGATAGTTTATTATCATAAGGTATATATCTTTCACCAAATTGTTTTGTTCTTTCAATATCACATAATGCTTTCTCAGGATTAGAGTCAGATATACCATTAGTGAAAGCAAGAACAGTAAATGGTATATTTGCTATTTTGCAAAAACTAGTCATTAAATAAACTTGTTTAATAACATCTTTTAATATACCACTCATACTACCAGACCAATCCATTAACATAACCATTCCATGATTTTTTCCCTTTGGTAATGATTGGATAGTTTTAAATATTTCTTCTTTAATTTTATAAGATGCTAATTTTCTAATATCAATTACACCAGTTTTATGTTCTTTTGTTCTATAATATTGATTTGCTGATTTTCTCATTTCAAATTCTTTAAGCAAGTAATTTACTTCTTTTTTAGTTTCTTGTAGATATGAATTAAATTCACTGCTCGCTAATCTTATTTTATCTTCAGTAGTTTCCCATCCTTCATGACCTGCTTTTTTAGCATTCAATAATTCTAAATCTTCCTTAGTTTTTCTAATTGCTAACCAAGCATCTACATCTGCCATATATTTTGTATATGGTACATAAGGATCGAATCCTACAAATTTTGGATTATAGTCAACCATAACAAATTCATTATTGCTTGTGTGTTTTGATAACATATTATCAAACTTGTCTTGAATTGTTTGTTCAGTAGTATTATCAGTTTCAGGAACAGTTATTTCAGGATTAGATTTAGAACCACCTATTTTGTTTCCATTTTCGTCCAGTTCATCCATAAGAAGATCTTTTAAAGAATCTTTAAGTTGTTCACCTTGTTCATTCTCATCACCATTTTGTAAGTACAATGCAGCAAGTTTTTCTAAAGCTTGTTTTTCTAATTCTTTTTTAGCAACAGAATAAGCAGTAAGTTTTTTTGCTAACTTCATAACATCATCAAACGTTTCACAATTATCAATTTCTTTTATATAACCATATTCTTCTGTTGTAAATTTAACACCACAGTTATAACCAGCTTTATAAAACAAATTTGCTTTATTAATAAATTGTTCTTTTACTAAATCTCTACCTTTAACACCAAAGAAATTTCTATCAACTAATTCTTTATAAGCTGAAACAAAGTCTTTTTTCAATCCTGGATATTCGTTTTGTATTTTCTTTTCAATTCTAACATCCTCAATAACATTCGCCCAAGAATGTAATAGTTTATTATTATTAAATTCTTCTGTTTCTGATTTTCTAAATGGAGTGTAAAGAGCATGCCCTACTTCATGAGCAATTAACATATTTTCGATATTTTCGGAAAGGTTCTTCCAGACAGGAAGAGTAAGAACTCTAGTTTCAACGTTAAAAGATGCAGTCGCAACAGGCTGTCTTAAAACAGTTATATTTTCAGTAGAAAGTAGTTTCGCTAATAAATCTTTTTTATTCATAATATATACATATATTCTACTATAAAACGATCTAAAAGTATATAATTAGGAGAAAATAAAAAAGATATATAAATCAATAACTTATATTGAAGTCGCCTTAATTTCGCCTTAATTACTTGCTGATTCTTCTAAAAATGACTCTAAACCATTTAAAAAATCATTAATCGATTCGATCGGTATTTTAGAAATGTCTTCTTTATCAGTGACTGTTGAAATGTAATCAGTCAAATTTTTATTTAATTCGTTATGTGATTTAAAAGAATATGACATTGAATAATAATCCAAATAAAAAACCAACACCAAATATAATACCTATGTGTTGTATTTCTTTAAGAGTTTGTCTTCTTTCTTTATCTTTCCTTAATTGATATTCGAATGCTTGTTTTTGTTTTTGAAGGGAATTGATGTGGTCAAATCTTGAGTCCATAATAAAAATACCTTTTTAATTGATTAGACATATATTATACTATAAAAAATCTTGGAAGTAAATTATTCTGCAAATAACTTAGGTCTTAGTTTCGCTTCGTATTCTAATTGCTGAGTAGTTGCAGCTTTTCTTAATTGTTTATCTAATTTTTTTAAAGCCATATCTAATTTCAATTTACCCACTCTTTGAGTAAAGTCTATTCCTAGCATATGATCGTATTCATGCTGAAATACTCTCGAATGAAAACCATCTAATTCATTAAGCACTTCTTCACCTTTAAATGTGAAATACTTAACTTTAATTTTTTTTGGTCTTGATATTTTCAACCACAGTCCAGGACGAGATAAACATCCCTCTTCCATTAATTCAGTTTCTTCTGATGATTCTAATATTACTGGATTAAAAGCAGCATATTGATAATTTTCAATTACTGTAATTGCAAATACTTTTGCGTCTATTCCTATTTGATTCGCTGAAAGACCAGCACCATTTAATTTTTGTGCTACTTTAATTAATAATAAACCTAATTGTGCTGCTTCTTCTACTGGTTTTTTAAAGTCCCATTCTTTTGGTGGTGTTTTTAAACGTGGATCGTTCCATGGAATTAAACCATCTGTTGTTCTTACTGGTGTTATAATTTCTTTACCATCTATACTACTCTTTGTTATATTAACTTCTACCTTAGTTGGTTCTGGTTTTGTAATACGTTTATCAAAAGATTCTTCTATAATAGGGATTCCTTTTGATTTCTTTTTTGCTTCTATTTCTTCAACAGTAGCTAGTCTTGGATTTATAGGATTACCATTTTCGTCCACTGAATCCCATATAACTTCTTTTATATCAGTCATTATTTACTTTCTTTTAATAATTTAGACACACGATTATATTCATGTTTCATGTTATGACGTTGCACCTCTAATTGTTTTATAGTTGGTTCTGAATCGGAAAAAAACTTACGATGTTTCTTTTCATATATCCAATTTTCAATTAGCTTTAATTTGAAGTATAAGTGATGTTGTTTATCTCTAAGAACTGTTTTAGATTCATCTCTTCTATCAACAGCACCATAAGCATCAGATGTTTGTGATGCCATTCCTTGACGGACAATTACTTCATTTGATTTTCCAGTAAATGGATTTATCGTTATTGGTTTTTTGTGTTTTCTTTTCATAGTTTATGCATTTACGATTGTAGAGAAGTCGTTTTTCTTCTCAAATTTAATTGTACTCATAAATTTTTCAATTAGAGTATCACCCTTATGGCTAATTACGAAAACATTAACTTGTGCGTCTAGTTGCGAGATTAGATTTAGAAAATAATCTACACCTGATGCATCTAAAGATGAGTCAAATATTTCATCCAGTACCAATAAAGATGTATTAATACTGTTCTTCAATTTCGCTATATGTCGCCATGTGAACAATATAGCTAAGTCGATACGCATCTTTTCACCCTCTGAAAAACTATCATAAGTGAATTCATCTCTATGTCTTGAACGTATCGTCTCAGTGAAGTTCTCATCTAATTCAAAATGAACATAAAAGTCCATCGCTTGTAAATATTTATTAATCAACTTATTCATTACAGGTAAATACTTTCGAATAATAGCAGTTTTAACACCTGAATCTTGTAAGAGTAATTTAGAAGTATTTTCTAGTTCTATTACTTGCATTAAATTATTCTTTTTGTCAACATCAACTAATGCTAGTTCAGCTAATTCTTTAATTTTATCTTTATATTTGTTGGTATCACTAGTTGTATCTGATAATGATTGTTTTTCAGCTATATTGTTTTCAATATTAGTTTCAGTAAATTTTACACTAGTATTCAAATTAGATATTTCATTATTAATTTCTATTTTCTCATTAAATAATGTTCTTATTTCTCTCGATCTAGTTTCTCCAGCAGTCAAAGCTTCTAATAGTTTAGAGAGTCTAGATTTTATATCTTCTTTTTCTTTTTCTAATTTACTTAGTGCATGTTGCTTATGCTGTATTGTTGATTCGCAAGTAGGACAATTTTCGTTCTCGTTAAAAAATATTATCTTTTCTTGTATCTCAGCAATACGACTTTCATTTATTGCGATTAGTTTTCTTGCTTTGTCTATACGATCAAATACATCTACTGAGTCAGTTGTTAAACTATCAATCTCTAAAAGTCTTTTATTTAATGTAATTATTTTGTTTTGTATTTCTTTTATATCTTCTCTGTACTTTTCTATTTTATCATCTATCTTGATTATGTTCTCTTGTTTAGATACTGATAAATTTTCAAGTATAGTTTTTTGGGCTTGTATATTTGATTTGGCTATCTCTATATCCTTATTTACATCAACTAATGCTAATTTAGTATCAACTGCTCTTATTTTAAGTATATCATTCATTTTACTGAAGATACCTATATCTAAAATATCTTCAATTACTAATCTACGTTGATTTGTAGGTAATTGCATAAAAGGAATATAAGAAGCAGATCCTAAAATACAAACTTGACAGAATGTTCTATAATTAATTTTAAGTATTTGTTCTTCTATTTTCTTTTGACAATCACTGATTGCTGCTGATTGATTTTGTAATACTCCATTTTCATAATATTCAAATATATTAGGTTTAATTCCTCTTTTTATTTTATAGGTATTTGTACCAGAAGAAAATTCAATTTCTACTTCAGCATTTTTGCCATTAATTGAGTTAATTAGTTGATTCTTTTTTACTTGTCTAAATGGTTCACCAAATAAAACAAAAGTAAGAGCATCAAGCATGGTAGATTTACCATCACCATTTTTTCCTACTACGATTGTACTTCGTGTTTTATTCAATTGTATTTCGCACCAAACATTACCTGTTGAGAGGAAATTACGCCATTTTAATTTATGAAATATTATCATTCTTTAATAATAGTCTCGCTCGCAATTGCTTCAGCATGCAACGAGTTTAAATATAATTTAAGTTTATTTTTTTCAATACTAGTTGTAATAGTATCAACATAACCATTTAATATGCTAGTAGTATCTTCTACGTTAATTTCATCAGATACGTTAGCAGACGAAAAATCAACAAACGTTTCCAGTATCTTTACATCATATGGATTATGATTGTGTAAATTTTTTATAAATGTATCAAACTTTAATAAATTTTTACGATTTGTTATAATTACTTTTATATATTTGTTTCTATAATCTTCAAAATTAGGTGGATTCTCAGCAAAATAAGATTCATCATATTCTACTTTTAAGAACATAGTATTTGGATTTTGTATAAACTCTAATTTACGAGTTGCTGTATCGAATATATGAAAACCTTTTTTATCATTATAATCAGACCAAGTCATTTCATATGGTGCACCCAAATAAGTAATATTATCGTGTTGTGAACGATGATGAAAATGACCTGACATAAGTAAATCAAATTTCATAAACTTATCTTTTGGTATTCCATCTTTTGATGCTGCACCAGTATGCATTTCAAATCCTTGAATATCAAAATGACCAATACAAACTTCTGCTTTTGTATTTTTAATTTCTTCCCAACATTTATCTTTATTGTCTTCGCATATCCATGGAATATTACAAAATAATGTTTCTTTTATTTGGATTGTTTGTGGTTCGTATAGGATTTTTATATTTGGATATTCAGTTAAGAGTAGAGATATGCTATTAATCTCATTTGTGTTTCGGAAGTATGTGTCGTGATTACCAATTACAACATACATAGTAATGTTTCTTTCTTTTAACTTATTGAAGAAAAATTCTTTACTCTGTTTTAATGTATAGTAATTGATATATTTACGTCTATCGAATATATCACCCAAGTGTAGTAATGTATCTATCTTTAGTTCATCTATTTTAGGAAAAAACGTTGTATCAAAAAACTTATTTTGAGACTCTAAAAAGTGGCTAATGTCATTACGCACACCAAAGTGTGTATCAGTTATAATCGCTATCTTTGTCATTATCTAAATCAATCGTTTCAATATTATTTTTCATTTTCCTAGCAACAGACTTTTTAACTAGCCATTCATCAAAGTTATTTTGGCTTTCTATTGCTTGGCTCATCTTACTAACAAATTTATCAAAGTTTCTTTCTGACTCTGATATTTCATCATCACTCATACCAAGTTCTTGAAAAAAAGTAGGTGGTAAAGAAGTAAGAATTTTAGTTTTAATATAAGCTTGTTTTCTTTCTTTCATAATACGTCTTAAGAATGCGTAATATATGATTTGAGTAAAATAAGCAAAGGGATTTTTAGATTTGGTAGGATCGAAGTTGTGAAGATATTGAATACAATTTTCAATACCATCTAATATCATATCATCACGATATGTATAATTATTAAAATTTGGACGTGTAGAAAGACGTGTTGCTATTTTTAAAATACATTCACCTATGTAATTAGGAATTCTTGGTGGATGTTCTTCTCCACTATCTTCTGCGTCAACACAATCTTTTTTCCATTGAATTAATGCTTTAAGAAATTCAGCATTATTGACGTAATGTATTTTTGGTTCTTTAGTTTTTTTATTCATAATAAAGGATTTAAATATTAAAGAGTAAATAGATCACAATTATACTCTAAAATATATTGTAAGTAAAGTGTTTTGATTTGAGTTTTTTTTCACACCTTTACTTTCAAGATTTTTCATATTATAATAACACCTGTGGATGTTTGAAATATTCTATTATAATAATTAATGGATTACTTTCTTATCTTTGCTCTTAATCTGATTATAAATTTCTGTTATATTATCCATTTCTTCAGTAGTTAATTCCTCTGTTTCTGTATCATAATTACTCGTATAATCTTCTGATTCTGTATCTGGGAATTGTTCGTCGTGTCTTAAATCAGCCATTTCTTGTTTATCCATAAATCTATTCATTAAATCGTCATAAGAACCCATTGCAACCAATCTTTCGTGTTGATTGTACAATGACATAAAGAATGGTACTGCGAAAGAATGAAGTTTCTTAACGAAAAAAACGTCTTTCTTCGGGAATGTAAAAACTCTATTTTCGGCGAAACTACAATATGGTCCTGCAGTCACTTGTTCTATAATTCCACCTTGTTTTGTAATTCTTGGATAATTTTTAAGTGCAAATGGATATTCAATAGTAATTTCTTTTTCGTCCTCTTTCAAACGAATGGCTAATATTGATTCTCCTGTTGATAATCTTACAATGACAAAATCTTCACTCGATTTTATTACTCTCGGTGTCGCTGATTTCTGATGCATTTAATTTTACCTCTACTAATGAATAGTTAAACTTTTCTTCGTCATAAGTTTGCATTCTTGACAACAAATGTCTATAAGTATGGTTTTTCCATTTCTTATAAGATAAGTCATCAGCAATATCAAACAAATTACATGTAGTTTTATTCTTATTTAATCGTAGTCCTCTTCCAATACTTTGTAAATTAAGTATCTTACTCTTAATCGGACTTGCTAATATAATATTTTCAATACTCGGTATATTCACACCTGTGCTGAAAGTGCCATAACTTGCGACTATTATACAATTGCTTGTATCTGCTGCGATATCTCTTACTTGTTCTCTATCAGAAACAATCGTATCGCCAGAGATTAAATATATTTTTTTGTTATATTTCTTCTCTAATCTATTTAGTTTCTCGTATAAAGGGATTCCGTGTTTCTTCACATATTGATAAAGTATTAAAGTATTCCCTTTGCAGTTAATAGCAAGATTTGTAATATAGTTATTTCTTTTATCACAAGAAACCAACCAATCTATTTCGTCTGAATAAACGTTATTTTTTCTTCCTTCACGTGATATATCATCATATGAAAGGAGTAAGCAAATAATTTTTAAATCTGCTAATTTTTTCTGGTCGATTAAATCAGATGTAGTTGTGACTTTTTCTACGATTCCAAAAAGTCCTTCGAGTACTAATTTATTTATTTTACTGTTATCGATTGTTCCAGTTGTACCAATACGAAATTTTATTTTATTACATTTTTCCATTATTGTAATAAGACTTCTTGCTTTAAATTTATGAACTTCATCTCCAAAAACCACATCAAACTGCTCAAAGAATGATTTTGGTAATTTGTAAATACTTTGCCAAGTAGTGATTAATACATTTTTTGTAAGTTCTTTTGAAAATCCTGCATAAAGCTTTTGAATATGAGCATCTACTTTCCAACCATTTTTAGTTGAATAATCATCAAAGTCTTTATATAACTGTTCCACTAGATTAGTTGTTGGAACTATAATCAAGCATTTCTTATTGTTTTTCAACGTTGAATACCAACGTAATAGAGAATACATTATTAGACTCTTCCCACTGGCAGTTGGACTCAACAATAGGGCTCTTCGTCGCTTTAAAGCGGAATAAACCGCATTATATTGATAGTCTCTTACTAATAGATCTGGATCGTTTTTAGAGGTTATATTTAATGAATCTATAAAGGTTTTAACCTCTTCTTCTGTTATAGGTTCAATATACTTTGGAAACCCTGTTTCAGATATGGTATAACCACGTTCAAAGGCGAATTTACGAACATAAGGAATTAAACCAGTATAAACTGTCTTACGAAGTAAATCATAAAGACGTGTTTTACCATCCCATATACGTGCTCTGTATTGTGGTGTGAAGTGGGCTCCTGGAACGTAAAATGTAAAATATTCGGAAATTTCTTTTTCTATACCTAAATCTTCTGAGAATACACGAACGTGTGTTTCAGTATAGTTTTCAATTGTAATTTGGGATTTATTATCTTCGGACATTAAGCACCACTAACGAACTTTTTCCACTCTAATGAATTCCTTATAATCCAATCTCGTGACTTGATCTGTTGTAATATAGATTCAAGAAGTTCTTGTATGCTCGATAGATACTCAATTTTAAGTTTGGCTTTAATTAAATCAGCGTCACCATTTAGAAATTCATCCATTTCATTTCTTAATGGCTTTATGCCTTGCCATTGTTCCCAACCAGCAAGTTCTAATTCACCCTTAGTCATTTCACCACGATAATATCTAAATTTCTTTACACGCATACTATTATATTCAGATTGTGCTGATGTAATACGATGTTTATATGAAATGAGTAGGTTTAAATATTTTGAATGTAAGACTGGTGTACGAACAGATTCTCGATCTAAATGATTATCGTCTATAATACAGTCTTGTTTCCAATTTTCTTGTATTTCTTCAAGTGTCATAATTCATATTATACTATAAAAAAGCTTGTAAGTAAATGGGTTTAAGCTTTATTTGAAGTATTTTTTTCGTCAAATCCTTGATACATTATGCAAGATTCACCTGATGGAACAGTGATTGTTTCTATAATTGATTTTGTTGATTTTGCATTCTTATAATGTGCTATAATAAAGACTGGTTTTCCATCAACTTCAGCACCAGTTCTTCCAGTGTATGTTTTTGACATAAACCAACCTTTAGATTCTAAAAAAGTATGAATTGTTGTAGAGTCATTACAAACTACTGGTATTTCTTCAATCCAAGATGAATCTGGGTACTTATCGCTTTTTGGTAATGATTCTTGAGCAAAGCTTCGCCCTGCTCCAATAGTAAGCAAAAATGATAAAAATAATATGAATATATTTTTTTGCATTTAACAGTCTTTCTTTTGTATTTTAATTGACTGTCGAAGAGGTAGGACTCTGTATTGTAAAATAACTATATCTTAGGGTCACGCTATTTGTAATATAAGTCACATCAGTATTTTTAGAATCGAATGTCATCGACGACAATCCTGTTGGAAACATATCTTTAAACGTGATTATTTTACTAATTCCGTTATTATTATTTAGTATTAATAATGTGCCATCTGAATAATTTTTTGCTAATTCTTTTAAATTTGCTTTATAAGCTTCAGTGTCGGTAGTTGGAAAATTTAAATATTGTTCATAGTTTCTTGGTTTGCCAAGAGCGACCATCCAACGATATAGTGCGAGATAATTTTCCATATCTTCATCTACTATAAATTCTAAATTACAAACACCATAAACAAGTTTTTCTCCTGGAATGTAAGCATCTGAAAGTGGAGTTGCTTGAACAACTTCACCTAATGTAAGATCAGGTATATTAATCGACTGAACGAAATAATTTACATTTGGAATACGTGCAAATGAAAAAGAAAATCCGTTAGGATTAAGTGGGTTAGTGTTTGATGGTTTATTTGAAGTTTTAAGAGTCATATTATAATTATTTAGTATAAATGAAAAAGGGGGAGATTAATTCATCCCCCCCTTTAAAATTATATAATCAACTTCTTAGATTACATTAAATTCGTCACTGCTACTTTTCTGTAGTAGAAGTTAGTATTTGATGTTAATCCTGCGAATGGATTCGCTACCATACCATAACGTGTTTTAAACGCTATTTTTGGTTGGAATGTAGAAGGATCTACTGCACGCACCAATTGTAATGGAACGTATGGACAATAGAATATTCCAGCATCAAATGCTGAACTACCTTTGTATCCTACTAATAGCAACTGATTCGCTGCATTGTTAGCAGAATATGGATCTACGAACACTTTGTAGCGACCATTAAGGACACCAGCAAAAGTTGTAGAAGCTTCATCTACATTAAGATTTGTTGAAAGAGCTGGAGCATAGTCTAAAGCACCAGACATTGCTAACGCACTCGCAACATCAGAAGAAGCGATAATGAAATTACCTTTTCCTCTACGTGTTTCTTGTGCTATAACGTTTGCTTCTCTCTCTACTTGGAATAATAATCCTTTGAATTTCTCAACTGACCATCTTCCGTTTGAATCTACATCAAGATCAAAAGTACCAGCAGTTGTTGTGCCGACTTGAGCTCCTGTTCTAGCTGATGTGTAAACTGTTCTAATTACTTCTCTATTGATTTCCGCAAGGATTTCAGTAGATAGGATATTTGATAATTCACTCTCAGCATCTAAACCATGAACTGATTTTAGATCTTGTGCTAATTCAACTGTGTACTCAGCTTTTAAAGCACGAGTTTTCGCAGTCACTGAAGTTTTCTCGATTGAAAACGCCATTTGATTGAACGTTGTTGAATCGCCTAATCCTTCAGCATCAGTAGTTGCTAAACCAGTTCCAGTTGTATAGCTACCACTTACTGGATTTGAACCAGCATGCGTGCCTGTACCACCGAAGTCTGTATCAGCTTCGTTAAATAATGCTTCAGTACCATTCTGAGCTGTATATCTGCTTTTCATAGCAAATATTAAACCAGTTGGTTGTGTCATAGGTTGAACTCCGCAAATGTCATAAGCGATCATTTGTGGAATTGCTCTACGCACTAATGAGATCAATATTGGATCAAACTTAGCTACTCCTGAACTGTCTGGTAATGCACCAGCTGCGTTCGCGTGAGTTGCTTCAAAAAGTGCTTGCTTTTCTTCATTAATAGAACGCTCTTGGTTCTCTAGAAGAACTGCTGTCACTTCTTTTCGGTATGCATCTTTAATAGGTGCAACACCTTCGTGATCTAATACTGGAGCCCATTTTTTTAATAGATCTTGTCTACTTTTCATTTTGTTTCTCCGTTATTATTGTTTTTTAAATTTATTTCTTTGAGCGAGTTAATAGTTCTGCATATGCAGCTATTTTTACGTCAGTTATTTTAGCTGACTCGTTGATAACGATTGGCTCATCAGTCACTATTGTATCTACTATTGTTTTAGTAGAACTTTGAGTCGCAGACACTGCTGAGAAATAATTATCTCTTATTGTCTGTACTTTTCTCTCAAAAGACGCATCATCTTCAAACGTTAGCTCTTCAGCTAATGATTTAAGTTTTTCTGCATCTGTTGACACTAGATCTTTTGAAACTACTGATATGATTTCACTTTTTCGTAAATCACTAAATGCTTTAGAAATTTTAGCATTTTCAGTTGTAGCTTCATCAAGTTTTTTCTTGGTAGTATTAAGTTGATCTTGAAGATCAGAAAGTACATCAAATCTTTCATTTGGTACTTCAATGTAATGGTCTTCGAATAAATTTCTTAAACCACTTACAAAGTCTTCAAGTATTTCAGTCTTAATACCTGATTCAAGAGCGATTTCATTTTGTAAGACCCACTGCTCAACTACATAGCTGAGATATCCATCAACTTTTTCAATCAGGCTCTCTTTGATAACTGACATGTTTTTAGCATTTTCAGTTGTCAATTCATTTGAAATACGAGCAATCTCAGTTTTTACTCTATTGATTACTACGTTTTCGAATATTACTTTTGCTTTTGCTTTAAAGTCTTCCGAAAGTGTTTCACCTTTTAATAATGCTTCAACATCAGCAGATACATCTACTTTAACTGATTCATTAGTTTTTTCGTTCATTTTCACTTCGTCTGGCTTTTTAGCATTTTTTTCTTTAATTTTTTCTTCATCATCTTCAGATTCAGACTCAGATTTCATTTCTTTTTCATCTTCATCTTCTTCATCTTCTGACTCATCTTCAGACTCAGATTTCATTTCTTTTTCATCTTCATCTTTTTCGTCTTCTTTTTTATCTTCAGACTCTGACTTTACTTCAGCTTTTTCTTTTTCTGCTTTAGCTTTTTCTTCAGCTTCTCTTTTAGCTTTTTCTTCTTCAGTTTCTTCTTTAACAGTTTCTTTTTCTTCTTTATCCTTAATTGCTTTTTGCAATGCAGGTGGTAAAGTTTTTTGTTTATCTGTTAATTCAGCTTCTGATTTAACTTCAGCTTTTTCTTTTTCAGCTTTAGCTTTTGCTTCGTCTTCAGCTTTTTTCTTTTCGTCGTCAGTCATTTCTGTTTCTTTTACGATTTCTTTTTCTTTAGCTTTTTCATCTTCTTTTTTCTTATCATCTGTGTTAGGAGCCACTTCTGATTCAGATTTAGTAGATTTTTCTGCTTCTGCTTTTGCCTTTTCTTCTTCTTCTCTTTTTTTCTTTTCTTCTTCAGTCTCTTCAGTTTTTAATGCTTGACCACTGAATGGATTGATTTCTTCTTTCTTAAGAATACCTTTAGCAATATCGTGTGCTTTTTTGATTGTTTCTTTTTCAAGAGGTGGTTCATCACCTGTAATTTCTTTAGCTTTTGCCATGCCAATAGCATAAGCACTTCCCTCTTTATCTTGTTCAGATAATAGAGATTTAGCTTTGTTCGCTTCAGCTAACAGCTTTGCGATAGTTTGTTCGATCTTCATTTATATTCTCCTAATTTAAATGTATAAAGAATGGTTTTCCATTCATATTTAGTTATTTTATTTTCTTAAGAAAGTTTGCAAATTGTATTGCTTGAGCTTCAGCAAGGGCTATTCTATTTGTACTTGCTATCTCTTTTCTTACTTGCTCTATGTCTTTCTCAAGGAATTTACCATCAACGAACACCCACTCTTTTCCTTCCATAACACCTCGCACAAATGCGTCTGGTGCTGATGGATCAGCAACTATATCACCAGCTGTCGCTAGCATAAAGTCATCTTGTACTAATTGAGTTCCGTCATTTCTTGCTCTTAACGATCCCATCCCTCTAGATGAAACACCTAAATTAGCACCCTCGTCAATTAAACTCTTAACGATTTTACCATATGGTGTATCCATTATTTTCGCTTTTCCGACATAATTATTGCCTTCAAGCTTCAATTCTTTTATCATGTGCGATACTCTATCTAAATTAATAGTAGGAGAATCAGGATGTCCTAATTCACCATACGCACGATTCTTGTCAATATTTTCTTTTGTATATCTTTCAACTTCTTTTCTCATTATATCCATAGGATATACTCTACCATTACGATTTTTAATTTCACCTTGTAAAAATACTCCTTCAATAAAATAATTCTTAGTTGCTCCTGCAGTTGTTGGAGATTCAATTAAGTATTTTACTGATTCTGTAAATTCTCTAATAAGTTTCATTTAACTAACTACCTCTAGCAGTGTTGTCATCATAAGAACCAAATTCAGCAGTTTCTATTTTGCTTTCAAATCCTGAATTCTTACGCAATACTACATAAACATATATTTCACCATTCATAGAGATAGTAATATCAGAAGTGTTTTGTATACCATCTACAAATCCTGAAAATATAAATTGATCTGCATCTGAACCTTGTGCAGCAAATATTTTAACACTGTTTCTTTCTAGATGAAAATGACTATTTGCTAATCCAGCCCAATGTATTTCGATTATATTTACTTTTACTGTTCCTTCAACTACTTCAGTGCTTAGTAAAGCATCTATATCTAAATCAAAAGTTGAAGTTTGATTAGTTCCTGTGTCATTTGTAAATTTAACTACAACTTCATGTTTAGCTTTTTTTAATATAGTCTTTATAACAGCCATTAGTAATACTCCTAATTATTTTTTTCGTTATTTTCTATTTTATCTTTAAATATCACATTAGCAACTTCTTGCTTTAAACTATCTAATCTTGCTGATACTTTTTCAGCCATTACTGTTGAAAACGATGCATTAATTGCGTCAGCATTTCCTATTTCAATATTATCAATTAAGTCTCTAATTTTTTGTTCCATAATTTTTTCTTCTCCTACATAGTGTTTTATTTTTTTATAAGCAGTATTATCTATATGGTCATCTGGATCAAAGTTCTTGCCTATATGTGAATACACTGCTCTTTTAATAGGAGCACGATCTTTATGTTTTATATGGAGTTTTTTATATGGGTGCTCTAATTCTCCACTTTTATTTCTAAATCCTGGTTTTAATCCTTTATCAGTTTTAGTGACTACTCTAACATGAGCATTATCTTTATCTAAGTTTTTAACATCATCTTTATGTTTAAGGAAAATAGATCCACGAGTTGGTTTTCTCCCAAATTTATCAGTTTTTGCTTTTTCAGCTGGAACTGTTTTAACTACTCTTGGTTCTCTTATATATTTACTGTCTGCTCCTTGCAATTTTTTAAATTTAGCTATTGCATCTTGTGGAGTTTTAGCATAAATTTTTCTCTTATATATTTCAGCACGATTTTTCCCTACAGGATTGGGTTTATTATTTGCGTCACTATGAAAATCTCGTGCAGAATCCTGTTTAGTTGCAATTACGGAATATACATTTGCTTCTTGTAATTCTTGTAATTCTAAATCGTCTGGTAATTCTATTTCTTCTACTTCATCAAATTGTTCTAAAAGATTTTCTATTTCTTCTAAAAGTTCATTTTCGAGATTAAGATTTTCGTTGCTTATACTCATAAAATTATCCTTAATTTATTATTGTTCCTGTTGTGGTTCATCAGTAATAGGAGATTCAAAATTTTGTTCATCTTGTTCTGCATCTATTGCTTCATTACCTGTTTCAGCAGTTTGAGCTATTTGTAAATCTTGTAGTTGACTTTGCTCGCCTGCTATCTCTTTATCAATTTTCGAAATATCATCTTCTGTTTGTCTTAATATGTTCTTACGAACCCAACTAATACTGTAATATTTTCCAATATATTGTTCAATAGAATTTAACATATTAATTCTTTGAGCAAGTATTTCGTTTTCTTTTAATTCAGTAAAGAAATTATCTCTTAAAAAATCAAAACGAATATTTTGAGAAAACTGTTCCCACTCTTGATCTTTTATAATTCCTTTTAGAATTAATTGCACTCTTAAAATACTGTAAAATATAGTGCTAAATTTACGTCTTAATCTATCAATAAACTTTTGGAAGTTTAATTCATCACGACTTATTTCACTTGCTCTTCCTAAATTAAATCCTGTTTCACTTAACAATCTTGTGACAGGAACATTTAAAGATTGATATAATTTCTTTTGAAAATATTGTACATCAGCTATCTCGCCTAAATTTTGTCCACCTTGGAGTGTAGTAATTTCAGTTCCTCTACCACCCTCTCTTCTTGGCATCCAAAAGTCTTCAAGCATTGACATGTGTTTACGATCATCTCGTACTTCACCTGTTGATGCATCATATACAACTTTATTTCTAAACTTATTCATGATGTCGTTTACATACTGCTCTGCTTTTAACTTAGGCAGATTACCAACATCAATATAAAATATTCTTCGTTCAGGTGCTCTTGATATTCGATAGATTACTATACTATCTTCTACCATTTTTAACTGGTTCACTGGTTTTATCGCTTTATGTAAGTGCGATAATATCATACCAGAATTTAAATCAGTTAATCCTGATGGAGCAAATACAACTGAATCTAAAGATAGTTTAATACCTGTTGCTAAACTATCAGTAATTCCTTTGTCATTGTAAATGTAGTATTCTTGTATATCTTTTACTACGTCAACACCCTTATCATTTCTTTCTTTTTTATAATTCTTAATCTTACGAATTTTACGTGGATCTATAAATCTTAATTCATTAATTCCGTTTTTAGTATTTTTTGGATCTATAACTATATGATAGTACAGTCTTCCATCAACATACCATGTACGAAATATATCATGACCACGTAAATCAAAATCTAATAATTTATAAACTTCTTCGAACTCTTTTCTTATAGCTTCTTTAATATTATCTGATGCTTTTAAATCGTCTAAAACTACGTCAACTGAAAGACGTTGATTATCTAATACAATTGATTCATTTACAATGTCTTCAATTGCATTATCAGCATCTGGGTAATAAGAAACTTCACGATATCTTTTTATTAAATCGTTTTCGCCCTTAATACTCGCATCTAAATCAAGTGTTAATCCATAATATGCCGATGCGTCTGCTACCAACGTCGAACCATCTACATTAGATGGTGTGACAACCGAACTAAGTTCTTTCTTCGGTGTTTTTCTTTTAATCTCAAAGCCAAATAATTCTGCCATAATCTATTTCTAAGTTCTTTTTAGAACTCTGTTATTATATTTTAATTGGGAATGAACCAATTGGTGTATCAATTGAAATATTCACTCCTACACCATCACGTGAAGCTGTATCACTATCAAAGTAATTGTATTGAAATTCAACATCAAACGTTTCAACTGCATTTGCTGTATCATAGTCTAATTGAACTACACCAATAGAAATTGGATAAGCATCAACAAAACGATATGATTTAATAATTGCACCTGAACGATCTAATTGTCTTACTACTAAATCCGTTTGATAATCTCTTGGATTTACACGACCATTAGTTGTTTGATAATTTTGAATACCATTTGACCAACGTTCCATCGCATTTCTTACATTGAAATTTGTATCATTGTAAACTGTGACAGTCCATGGAGCAAATGTTCTTTCTCCTGCAAAATTAACAGCACGACCACGATATTGAACTGGAATGTTCTCTATTGTGCTTGCTGGTAATTGTGCTGCTTTACATAAAAATTGTGCTTGTGCACTTGCCAAAATCCCTGCAACAACGTAGCTAGGGAAAATTAACTCAACACGAAATTGATTGGGACGTGCTCCGCCACCAGTCATTTGTGCTTTAAAATCTGCTATATCAGCCATTTAAGTTTCTCCTTTAATTATTAGCCACCGATTTCACTAAAATTAACACTTGATCTTGCTGCTACAAATGTTAGATTAATGAAGTTGATTGAGCGATTAGGTTTAATGAAAATGCTTGCTACAAATTCATTTCTGTCGATTACTTCACCTGTATTATTTGTTTCATCACACACAACTCTAAAATCAGTAATACCACGACGACCTTGTACGTCTCTTAAAAATGGTTCTATTTGATTTTTGAATTGAGCACGAGTGAAAGCATCATTGAACTCAAACAATTGTGCTTTCGCAGCAATTGAGATCGCTTTTTCTAATACAATGAATAATCTTCGTACATTGATTCTATCGAAAGCACTTGGTGCTGACAATAAAGTTTTGTCTCCAAATAATTGAGTTCCTTCTCCTGGAAACGTCACAACTGGATTTACACCTTTTTGATAAAGTGAATCTCTTTGTGTTCTATTTGGATTAAATGCTAGTTTAACAACATTTTTAATTTGACCACGATTTGCACCTGCTGGTGAATACCATGGATCTTGAGCATAATCTGTTCTTGCGGCAAGACCAGCTACATCACCATTTAATGGGACATAACGATACTTGTCATTATAACGATCATACTGGAATTTATAACCAGAATCTAATATAGCATAAGAAGAACTTGGAAGTGCTGTTCTATATGTTATAATATCTGCTACTGGTGTCGCTGAAGCATCAGAAATATAAGAACCACCTGCTGCTTCTGGAGAGATAAAAGCTACTGCATCTTTTCTTACTTCTACGACGCTATTAATTACATAAGTTGCTGTTGCTGCTGTCGCTTTTCCTAAAAGGACTAACGATATGTCAAGCTGATCGTTTGCAAACAAAGCATAACCTGTTTGAATGTTTCCTGCACTTATACCTGCATAATCATCAACACCACCAGTTAAAGAAGCAACTAATGCTGCTGCAATGTCTTTGTATGGTTGTGCTGCTGGAGCTGTGCCCCAAGCAACTGCACTAGCATTAGATGAATTATTAACTTCTGCTGATTGAGTTGGATGATCCATCCACCAAATGTATTTTGAATTTGAATTGATTACATCTCTGTAATAATTGTTTGAACCATCAGATTTTTTAGCACCTGATGCTTTTGAAACATATTCAAATTTTTCTAAGATTGTACCAGCTGTGCCAGTAAATAATCCATCTTCATCGATTACGATAATATGAATTTCATCATTAGATACGTTATTTGATGTTGCCCAAGCTGATGTGTCTGGTGATCTATCAAAGCTAGTTTCATAAGTCCAACCTGTGAAAGTTGACTTATCAGCCATTGATACTTTTAAAGAATTGCCACGTGATCCAGCCCACTTAGCTGCGAACTCGCCAACTGCTCCTTGACCACCTGCATATGATGATAAGTATTGTTCTGCGTTTTTAATTTTAACTGCGGTACCACTAATTCCTGCATTTCTATCACTTGAACCATTTCCTCTTACTACGAATAAATTATTCGAGTATGATAAAAAGTTAGCTGCAGTAAAAAATGATTCAAAAGTTGAATCATCTGGTGTACCGAATCTTTCTACTAATTCGTTTTCGGATGTAATTTGCACTGGATCTTCGATTGGTCCCCATGCGAATTTACCTACAAATGCACCTGCACTTGTGGCAACATTAGGAACTATGCTTGTGAAGTCCTTTTCTGTGACAATTACTCCTGGACTTAATTGGAATGCCATTTTGCTCTCTCCTCTTTAATTATTGACACGTTTCTTGACAAACGTGCTATTTCTCTTACCTATTTAGTTTTTTCAAAAATTCGAAGGGTTTTCTCGGTCATTTCCATCATTTAAGAAGCCAAATGGAGTCAACTCTTCTTCAATCTCTTGTATTTGTTTTTTATATAACTCTTTTCTTATATTTACGTCCGTTATTTCTCTAAAATATACGTCAGCTGTAAGCCAAGCAAAGAGTACACACGTCATCACTAGATCATCAGTATAGCCATCGTCAGCTGAAAAATAACCATTTTTGCTGATAAATGTAGTTAATTCGCTAATAATAGTTGAATCAAATATTAATAAACTATTATTCTCAATTAAATTCTTTAATATGCTACAACCTTTTCTTTTTACAGATACATCAGTTGTGACACCTAGTGCACTTGATTTGTCACCAAATCCACCAGTAATTCTTTGTCCTTCATTCTTAACTCTTGCAACAAAGATAATATTCTCGTATTCTAATTCATTATGTAATATATAGGGAACTGTTTCACCACTATTAATTTCAATTAACACAAAAGCATTATTATAATCTCTTCCAATTTTATCTATGATACTTGGAACGAGTAGTATGCTAATTGTATTCGAACGATATTTACCTACAACTTTATAAGGCATTTCTGTTATATCAAAAATGCTAAATGCTGTATAATCTCTTCCTGTTCCTTTACTCAAATCAACTACAATTACATACTTACGATTCGGTTCAGGCTTTTCTAATATATCTAAACCATCTTTAGAATATATGAATGGTTTAGGAGATAAATTTCTTAAAGTTTCACCATTAATAAGTGTAAGTGAACTTCCTAAAAATTCACAAAGTATTTCTTGATTAAATTTTATATCACCAAGTAATTTTCTTTGTGCTTCAGCCCAAGCTTTATCTCTTCCTGGAATTTTATCGTAAGGAATAAAAAGATTTTTAAATCCATTTTTATCATTTACAGCATCATTCCAAAATTTCCAAAAGTGATTATATCCTAATGGAGTAGAACTTAATAATATTTTTGTAGTTTCTCCTGCCATAATAGTAGGATAAACTGAAGTAAAAAATTCTTCTGCGATTTGATTTGGTATAATTGCAGCTTCATCAATATATAACCAATTAACTGACTTACCACGTATCGCACTTGGTGTTGTAGCAGAAGTAAATACTTTGCTACCATTTTCTAATTCTACATCTCCTTTATTCCAAGTCACAACACCTTGTTGCAACCATAAAGGTAAATTTTCATACATTAATTGATAACGATCTAAAACTTCTCTTGCGGTACTTCCTTTATTTGCTAATATACCAACAGTGACGTTATCATTAAACAATGTATAATGTACAATACATGCAGCAGAAGTAATAGTTTTTCCTTGCTGTCTTCCTTCCATTAAAATCACTTTACGATTATTCATGATTGTTCTTACTTTTTCTTTTTGACAATCATATAAAGCGAAAGGAATTAATCCTAAATCTAATGAAACTATTTTACAATAATTTTCTATAAAATAAATTGGATCTTCTTTACATTTAAGAAATTCTTGTACTTCTTGTTTTGTAAATTTTACTTTTACACCAACAGCTTTAAGTGCTGTATTTGCATTATAAAAATTTGTAGGCATAAGCCCTATCCACCTTTATTATATAACTACTATGTTTCCTAACATATTCGCAGGCTCAGTTTGACTACGATATTTAAATGTGTTTCCTGTAGAAGCAGACATTGGTATTGTAAATGTAATCGTTTGGTTTTGATCTGCTATATTAGCTGATGAACCTTGCGATGAAATATAATCACCTGCAGGAGCAGCATTTGAAGTATCAAGTATTTCTAAAATTTGTCCTGAACGTGTATTTGTAAATCTTATAGTTTCACCTCTTTGAGCAATAATATCTGGGTCATTTGATCCAGCTGTAGGCAATCCTGGACCAGTCACAACGTAATGATTAGATGTACCACCACCAAAAGAATATGTTCTGTTTGTAATAACTGTACCAGTTGCACCATTCACTGAAACGATTGCAGAATCTAAAGTAATAGATGAAGCAGTCGGATTTGATATTGTCATACCAGTACCAGCAATAAGAGCAATATCAGATAACGAAGCATTTGATCCTGTTAAACGAATTGTTCTTTGACCTGCTTGAATAGCTTCAGCACTTAAAGAAAAAGTGACAGGAGATGGATTGTTATTTGTAAGAGTGATTGTACTTGCGTCAGTACGAGTAATTGTAAGTCCAGCATTTGCTGTTAAAATTGATATATCATCAGTTGAAGAATCTGATCCTGTTAATCTTACTTTTGCACCACTTGTCACTGTTTCTGAACTAATAGCATAAGTAGTATTTGTATCTATATCTGAGTTTGGTACGAAATTAGTTCCATCAAATTTAAGTGTTGCACCATTTGAAATTGATGATGATGGAATTGCAATACGTACAGTGCTTCCACCTAGTCCGTTATACAATTCGTCAAAGTTAGAATTGATTTTTACACCACCATCACGTAAAGTATTACCTGTTCCGTCATTCGGCGATGAACCAACTCCTATTACTTGTTTTGCCATATTTGTTTCCTATTATGTTATATCGTATTCGGAAGTTTTAAATATATCTTCCCATGTTTCACTCGTAATTCCACCTGTATTTAGGTTAGCTATTATCGTGTTTTGTCTATCTGGATTGCCAATATCAACAATCGTTTTAGATATAATTTTACCATCTGGGTTTGCATATCCAAAAAGATTAAGTTTTAATTGAAAACCTAATGTCCATGTCACAAACCTACGTGTCTCAAAAGTACCATCATATTCGTCTACAAATGTCACACTATTTAAAATAATAGGAACATCAGTGACAATATCAAGAGGTGTTTTCATCGATTGAATACTCATCGTGAATTCTGGTGTAAAATAAGGTAGAATTTGTTCTACTATTTGTAAACCATCCTCTGTATTTTTAGATATACAATATAAATTTATATCTAAATTATATGGTACAGGAGCGAATACTCTATTTGCTGTATTTACTCCAGATCCAACTGCTTTATTCTTCTCAATAGATGCCATACGTGAAACTTTTCTCGTTGCATCTAAATTTAATCCAGTCATTTCAAAAGAAAGACGAGGAAGAGTAGTCATCAATTGATTCGAAAGAGTAGGATCTTGTTCTATACGTTGTATCCACTTTTCTTTCGGAGCATAAGCAATCGGAATTAATAACGTTTGTTCTACTGTTCCGTTTGCTTTTTTTCTTTCAATTTTAAGATCTGAAAATATTTTTGCAAATCCTATAATACAATTTCTTATTGTTTCGTGATAATATGGTGGTTTATTTAACATGATTAAAATTCTCCAAATGGATTATTTTCAGACCATGCCACTTTATTATTATTTACGTCTCTTTCAACTTTAACCGAAACGTTATCACCAAAGCCACCTTGCTTATCAATATTCATATTTAAAGTACAAGTAGCAACAGCTTGAGTTCCTCCAGCTGCTGGTGCACTTATTGTAATTGTAGGTACACTCTTAAATCCATTTCCTACATTCGTAATTGTAGCACTATTTATTTTACCATCTAATATAGTACAAGTAGCTGTAGCATTTGTAAGTGGAGTTCCACCAGTAAATGTTAATGTTGGTGCTGATACATAACCTGCACCAAGATTTGTAAATGTAATACTATTTACATACATTACTTCATTACGTGCAGGATCAGTATTGAATGTTTTTAATGGTTCAAATACATCAATCTCAGGTACACCTGTATCAATTTTTTCAGAAGAATATTGAAATAATTCAACTTGTAATTTATAAGTATAAAGTTTTCCTAATTGATAAAAAGGATCTTTATCTTTTACAAATCTTATTTCAAATAAACTTTTAGTTAAAGGAAAATAAATTAAATCTCCTTCAACTGGACGATTTGTTAAAATAGTATTACCATATTGACCAACTAATTGATTCCATCTTCTTCTTGCTACAACTAATGTAGCTGATGATTCAATCATTAAACCAAATTTACTTACGAAAGAGCCTGCTCCATCATAATCTTTTACATTTTCAAAATACATTTCAACTGGGTAAGCATAATTAAATGTACTTAATGTATCTTCACCAAGAATTTGATCTTTATTTACATATTTTCTTGGTATGTAATAAACTGTTTGAGCATAAATTCCTAAAGATTCTATAATTAAATCTTCTATTAGGTTTTGCTCATTAGCAGTTCCTTGTGTAAAATAAACATTTCTAGACATTTGTTTATCCTACTGAAAATTCTAATGGTGCATTCTTTCCAACTAATATGTCTTCTAATTCTTTAATTTCTTCTTTTGCTTCAGCATATAGTTTATCACCATCAAGTGTCACACCTCCAGGAAGTTCTAATCCTGAAAACTTTTTTAAATTAGTTCCCCACTGTGCTTTAAAAAGAGCAGTGGTATAAGATTTCAACCATGGCTCATTGTACATTTTAGTAAATGAAGCAGGATCTATTGCTTTATATCCATCGTATATAATATAGTCACCTGCTTTTACTGCAGTTCCCCATTTAATATCTATATTTAATCTGTTTGTTAAACGATTAAAACGAAACATAGGTTGACCATTTAATATTGTATCAAGTAATTGTAAATGATTCATTACTGTTGTATAATAAACAACTGAAGTAGATGTTAAATCATACAAATCATTTAATCTTAATTGATATTGTAAATCAAATATATTTTTACTAGTTGATGACCCTGCATATATAGGGAACACTCTATTCACACCATAAACTATATCAGCAACAGGAATATACTTATCACTAATATTTTGATTTGTGACTAAGTGTGAAACATAAGTACGCTCAGAACCATCCCAATGATTTATATTGAAATATTCTAATGCTTCATCAAGACGATCTTCTAATTGACCATCATCAACGTTAATTTCTACAACTGGTGCACCAAGTTTTCTTAGTGCGTAATCTTTAAGTCCTTCTCTTGTAGAGACAGGCATAATTAACCTCCAAGGGCAATAGCGAATGCTGCAGCAGTGCCATTAGTTGCGGCAATTCCATTTGTTGCAGTTGCAACAGACACATTACTTCCTTCTGGATAACTATTAGCTGAATTACTATTAAATACAAAATATCCATTATTATGCATTGTAATTTTTGTTGTTCCCATAAAGAATGATGAACCATCCAGATATAAGTGTCTAAATTTAGCAGCAGATGTTCCTAAGTCCATTGTGCTATCACCTGATGGTACAATTGAATTTCCTACAACAATTGTTCCAGTTCCTTTTGGTGTAATACTAATTCCAATATTTGTATCACTACCTGTAGCAGAAATAGTAGGTCTATTTGTTGTTGCAGCATTTGCAAGTGTTAATTGATTTACTGCTGAAGTTGTTGCTGTTAATAATAATAAACTATTTCCATTTGTATCTAGAACGCTAGTTCCAATTTTAGGAGATGTTAATGTTTTATTCGTTAATGTATCTGTTGTTGCTCTACCAACTAATGTATCTGTAGAAGTAGGTAATGTCAATGTTCCAGTGTTAGTGATTGATGAAATTACTGGTGTAGTTAATGTTTTATTCGTTAATGTTTCTGTTCCAGCTAATGTGGCAAAATTATCATCACTCAATGCTGTATTAAATTCTGCAGTTGTTCCACTAATCGTATTTGTTGTTAATGAAATTGACTTATTCGTTAGTGTATCTGTTGTAGCACGACCAACTAATGTATCGGTAGATGTAGGTAATGTTAATGTTCCAGTATTTGTAATAGAAGATATTACTGGAGATGTTAAAGTCTTATTTGTTAAAGTGTCTGTAGTTGCTCTTCCAACTAATGTGTCAGTTGAAGTAGGCAATGTTAAAGTTCCAGTATTTACAATCGAACCAATTACAGGAGATGTTAAAGTCTTATTTGTTAATGTTTCTGTTCCAGTTAATGAAACGAAATTATCATCTGATAATGCAGTATTAAATTCTGCTAATGTACCAGTAATAGTATTTGTAGTTAGTGAAACTGATTTATTCGTTAA